AAGCATAGTTCATTGCTTGGTGGGTTTCAGTTCTAGCAATAACTCTTGCTCTTTTCCTAGAAAAGGCAGAGGACTTTTCTAATCTTTTTGCAGTATCTTCTGTGCCTAGACCATCATTTAAAGAACTTACAATACTTGCCTCTACTAGTTTCTTAGTTGTTTGAGTGACCTGAGTTACATTTTCACCAATAGTTGCGCCATATAGCTCCAATGCCTCTTCATCTGTAGCCTTGATCTGCCTCATTCTCTCAGTCATCTCTTTAGAATTGTCAAATACTTGCTTAACATTTCTAGTAAAGACCTTGTGCAGTTTAGTTGCCAGTTCTAGGTAAAATGAATCAGTTATAATCTCATTCTGAGCATATCTTTTACTGGCTAAGATTCTTTGTTGTTTGAATAACTTATCTAGGGTTCTAGTGAGATTACCACTTAACTTAGCGTATAATCTTAATGATTCTCTGTAATACTTGCGTTTATCTATCTTTACTTTAGCCATTGCAGTGTTTCATTTAAGAGTTCAGTCTGAGTGCCAAAGGTTTGAGTGAACCATAAAGGATTCTGATGATACGATTCTTTTGATGTTCTGTGATGATATGGACAGAGTGGAATTACATTGAAATGACTTGATCGTTTTCCCATAGCTCCACTTGAAATATGATGAAGTTCTGCTGGTGTATCATAGTGACCCAGCTTTCTACACGCAATACAACCTAATTCTGCAACTTTTTGCATATGTTTCTTCTCTGCCAATGTTTTGGACTTCATTATAACTTTCTTAGTCTTTAGAAGATAAAGGGTGTCCACTTGGCAATAAGTCTAAGTCAAACTTGCCACCTGAAAATTTACCTGTTCTCACAGCAGATAAAAAAGCATTAACTCTAGCAAACGCCCATCTATCCTCGCCACCTTGCTGTCTAACTGATGGTCTGACAGATTGAGGGTTAGTTCTATAAGCGCCTATGCCTCTCTTAAATACACGAGCCAACATACCCACAGTCACTTTCTTTCCCTTTTTATCTCCATGCTTTTTATTGTGTTCTTCTACTTTATCCTCTAATGCTTTTAGAGTAGAGCCTGTCACTCCAGCAACCTTTTCTTCCAGCTCAAGGTCTATATTCTTATTTCTTTCTCTTTCAATCTGATTCCTTTTCTTAGTAGACCAGCTAAATCCTGCATCTCCACCCCACAGCGCCCATGCGATTCTACCTGCTGATGGATAACCTTTCTCTCCTTGATTAAACCCTTGTCCTTGTTTATCGACTTCATGTCTTGAAAAGAAACTATACATTCTTAAAACAGTATCTACTGATAAGGATTCTTTATTAACGAGTTGATTAGCTCGTGCAACACCTACTGATGTTCCACCTCTATTAAACTCTTTACGCCAATTTAAGCCTCTCTGAGCCTCTGATGCCATGCTATCAGTTGGTTTTGTATCAATATCGCTTAATGCTTTACCATCTGCTAGTAATGATTCATATTCTCTATGGGTCTTGCAAGGCATGTAAACTGTTTGACCATCTCTATCATGAGAGTGTATGCCCTGACAACCTATCTCTTCTGCTCGTTCTTCTGCCTCTTCTTCTGTGGTAAAGGTATCAACATCTACCCTTGCTTTAGTTCCATAGGCTAGATCATAGAGTTTCTCGTTATCATCATCTTCCAGTGGAGTATCATCATCTTTCTCACCTATTGGGAATAGATTAGATGGTATATATAACTCATCAGCGCCATCAATAGGTTCTAGTCCTAGTTTCTCCCTAGCCTCGTTTCTAGTAATAATACCTGCTGTTACTGCCTGACTTACATCTAAATACACTTGTTTGGTCTTTTCTGCCATAGCAGGAATACTGTCTAAGTCGTATTTGATATGGATATCCTCATTGTATAGAGGCGTTAAGAATTCATTTAGATCAGACTCTACTCTTGTGAGCAAAGGTATAATGGTTTCTTCATACATACCTAGTTTAGCTGTTTCCATGTTGCTGTATGTATTAGCCTCAGGTATTCCAAGCATCTGAGCTGGAACGCCAAACGCCAATGCTATCTCTCTTGCAGATAGGTTTAGCAGTTCTAAGAAGTCCATATCTTTAGGGTTTAGTCCTAATTGCTTGTATTCAAAGTTGCCCTCTAACAACATAGGTCTGCCTGAGTTATGAGAGCCTTGAAATCTAAATTCTAAGTCCTCTAACAATCTTGCTCTTTGGTCATCTGTCAATGATGCACTAGCGCCTGTTTCATCTGTTGGCTCGAACTTCAACATACCACTAGGCGTACAACCATTCTTTAGTAACGCTACATTGTGCAGTCCAGCTAAGTTGTGCTGATCTACATTGTAAGCACTAGCCATTAAAGGTGATAAACCATAGTAATCATCTAGTGGTGACCATAGTTTAATTTGCTTTATTTGTGATTGACCTGTTGTTTGATCTACTGGATATGAGTTAGTAACCATTCCATTGATAATATAATCGTATTGAGCAGGTATAATGCTGTTACTAGCCTTAATCTCCATGCGATCAGGTCTTAATAGATATAATTCTTTTGGTGGTGTAAAGTTTTCAGAATCTCTAAGTAAATAAGAGTTTCCTGATATTAATAGATATGAATACAAAGATGCAAAGTATTCTACTCCACTTTGTAGAGGATTAGGTCTTTCTAATAAAGATAATAGCTCATGAGATTCTAACTTCTCATCACCTTGATATACGCATAACTTAACAGCACTTGATGAGTCTGCTATTAGTTTTACGCATCTGTGTACTATCGCATTGTCTTGATATCCCTCTTTAGCATAAGACTTGTATGTCTTGTTAGTCTTACCTGCATAGGCATCTAACTTGTTAATCATTATCTTTGGAGCATCTTTTTTGCTCATCTTCTGCTTTTTAAAAATATCAAATAATCCCATGTAGTCCTCAACTAATTCTAAATACTGCTTTACCACTATTCTGTAAAGATGATAACGCCCAAACTAAAGCATCAATTCTGTCATCATGTTGTGATTTTACACTAATACCAGTGAATTGGCACATTTGTTCTTCTAATTCTTTAAATACATTCATATGATGTACTCGACCTTGTTCATAGAGTGCTGATATGGGTTCTGCTCTAACCATCTTACCTCTACTTGCTCTAACGCTTGTGTAAGGTATTGTTTCATCTTGTGTACGCAAAAGTCTTTCAATTAGATCACCACCATTATTAACCTCTGCTACTATCCTATCGCACTCATATCTTTTATACAAATCTATAGCTGTTTTGACCCATATATCAGGACTGGATATCTGACTAGAATCATTAAGGATATAGAAGTGATTATTCTCATCTCTACCTGCAACTATTATTCCAGTTTCATCTGAGTCTTTGTTGCTAGTTACAGCAGGGTCAATGGCAACTACTATTCTCTGTAGTGTTGGGTGGGAATTTAACCTTGCCTGTTCTATATCTTTATAATTAAACAGCGCACCCTCTACATCTTCAAGAATCTCACCATAGATTTCTTGTCTGCCAATGCGAGTACCCTCGTATCTTTCTTTAAACATTTCAACAGTTGACTGAGCCAAGTTGTCTACATTCTCAAAGGTAGAGCCTTTTATGACCTCAACATCATCTCTTTTTGCAAGTTCTCTTATCAGTGGTATGGGTCTTGGTGTAGTGGTTATTATGCACTTAGGGTTATCTCCTATTCTTAGCGCCATGATTAAGTTATCAAACGCCTCTCTGTAGTTCCAAGATGCTAACTCATCACACCATGCTCTTGAGATGTTTAGTCCTCTAAGTCGATCATAGGACTCAGCAGGAACGCCAACAATCGTTGAGCCATTGTAAAAGGTTATGGTGCTGTCTGACTTGTTGTAGCCTTTATCTGATAAGAGTTCAGGTGGAATAATCTTTATTAATCCTGATTCACCTGCAAAGACTACTCTCTTTAAATCTCCATAGGTAGGCGCTACTACTGCTGTAGTTACACCAGCATTTAGTAAACAGTATTCTATAAGGTCATAACTGCCACTGAGAGTCTTGCCAAATCCTCTACCAGCAATGATTAGATGTATATTGTATTTAGGGTCTTTTGAGATAATCTGTTTATCTCTTGCTTTATCCCACCATTCAATGAGCAAGTTCAGTGCTATCTGATTCTGAGAGCCTATGATCTCGAATTCTCTGTGCCAATTCTTTGAATCGTTGGTTTTCTTCTGTAGCATCTTTAACCTCTATGGTCTGCGTTTCTTTCCAGTTAGCCTGAGTCTTTAGCCAAAATATACTTGCTGTTACTGCCTCTCTACCCTCACCAGTAGCCATTCTAAAGAGATTCTGAGCAACCTTAGTATTAGCCTCTGCCTTGCCAGTGTTAAGCTCATCTTGATAGTATTTATACAGGGTAGGTTTACTGATCTTAAGTACAGAACATATCTGCTCATGAGTTATGCCAAGACCTGATAACATAGTTACCATATCTGACTTTTCTGCATCTTTGTTTACTATTTTAGGCATATATCCTTTTTATACAGTAAATAAAAAAAAAGAGCAACCATTTGGCTACTCTTCTTCTTAGGGAGAATTGATTTTATTGTTTTATGCAAACTGAATCATCAAACCCTGACTCTTTTCTTGCATCAAGTAAGTTTCTAGCATAAGTTTTATATCTTTTATCAGTAGAAGATATTATACCCAAAATACCAATCTTGTCTTTATTGTTAAGACAACCTAATAATCTTCTGTTGCTATGAGAATCAATCCAATCAGTAGTTTCTTGATCTAAAGTAGTTCTGATTTTTTCCATGTTTTTAT